AAGGCTCGAAGCAGAATGAACCAATATGTCTCTTTCGGATCTAAAATCTTCTAATTGGGTAATTTCTAACTCTTTAAATTTGTATGTATCTGTATCTCTTTGAATCGTTTCGTCTTCAGGATGCTCCTCGAACTTTTCAATTAGTCGTTTACATACATCTTCTGGAAGTGCGTTTTGCACCCCCATTAAAAAATCAACACTGTGTCTCATCTATAAAACCTTACATTGTATGGAGTTCCATTACTAGTGAACCTAGCAATGCTATGACTATAAACTTTTTCTGTAGTATAGTTATACTTAGTCTGGCATCTTTGTTGCTGTTTATAGCCAACAACACCACGTTCATGACCATTAACAGATTCCATGCCACCGATCACAGCACCAAATGCAGCACCCTTATCGTCTCCAGTAACTGCTTTGCCTAATAGACCGCCAACAATCATTCCGCCAAGAACATCGCTCTTTGAGGTACGACCAGTAGAAACATTCCCATAGATAGGAACTTCGACATTATGACACTCTTGATAGGGAGTAGATCTACTCACGTCTTTATAGTGATGAGTAACAGTAGGTTCGCCAGCAAAGGCGAGAGGTGAAGCAAGTAAAGATACAAATAATAATTTTTTCATAATAATTTACCTTATTGTAAAAGCCATACAACTAAGTGCGGTACAGTTACCGATAAGACCACAAGGACACCAATAAGTACAGCAACGTTTCCTTTATTCCATATCATAATTATACTACTTTTTTTCCGATTCGTCAACAGTTTCTTTTAAATTTTCTTCATTGATATCATGACCATGATAGGTCTTTCGATATATCTCTTTTATCCCATCAATATCTTCTTTGACTAATACCAATAATTCTAAAATCTTTTCCCTAGCTTCGGGAGTAAGATTTAACTTCTTTCCATCATCCTCTGCAAAAGAAAGAGAGGACACAAACAATAAAACACTTAACAAATACTTCATATAAGACTCCGACTAAATTAATTTACTCACATAGTCATAAGTCAGTACCAATATGTAACCTATCAGGAAACCTTGTCCAAACATCATGACTAAATCTTTTATTTCTTTCCAATTCATACTAGTTTCCCCTATGGTTAAAAAAGCCCCTGCACCGAAGTACAGGGGCAAACACCTATTTTAATTAAGACTCTTGAGCAAGTTTAGCAAAATAACTCAAAGTGTCGTCATCGTTACTACTATCAGCCACTGGTGCAGTCTCAGCTGGTGCTGCTTCGCTCATAGTTGGAGCGGGAGCAGTTTCATCCAAGTCAATAGACTCAGCAGTTGTTACAGGTCGTGCTTCCTCACCAAGAACTTTCATCAAGCGAGACTTTAGGTCGTCATATGATTTGTAGTTCTTAGGATCAACAAAGTCCTGCAGAGAGTATAAGCGATTATATACACCCTCAAGTGCTTCATCATCACCATTTGCTACTTCCGAAGAAGAGGCAAACTCTGAACGATCGTAGTTACGATACCCTTCAACATTTCGGATCTTCAATTTAAAGTCAGCACCTTCCCAGAAATCAAATGGGTTCATTGGTGACTCATCAGCAAACTCTGGCTTCATAGCGTCCATTAGCTTGTCAAAGATTTTCTTACCGAACTTGTAAAGGAATACTTTTCCTTCGTTCTGTGGATTAGAAGGATCCGATACAACCATAATATTAGAGACATAATGTAGTCGACGTTTACGCTGACGTACAATCTCTTTATTAGATTCGATCCCAGAGTTCCACAATTCCGAATTAGCTTCTGATACTGGGTCTTGTTGCCCAATAGAAGTCAAGGAATTTTCAATGTACCAAAGACCGCTTGGACCTTTGAAACCGTGATCCCAATATCTCTGCCATGGAAGATCTTCGCCCTCAGCAGCAGGTAGGAATCGAATAACAGCATAGCCATTACCGCTCTTATCTACTTCTGGTTTCCAGAAACGATCGTCTACGTTTCTAGATTGCTTTTGATCTCCGCCACCTGCAGCCTGTGCAGCTTTGACTAGGTCGTCGATGGATGAGGTTCGGGTTTTTTTAAGATTTGAAAAAGACATATTTATTTCTCCGTTTTATATCGTATATTTTCGTATGTTTGTATATCTGAATTATCCACATGTTTCACATAATATAAGACTGTATTATACCTTATTTTGACTAAGAAGTAAACCCCTCAAGAACAATTTTTTTACATTTCTTTACATCGGGGTTTACAAACGACTGGTACTTCGTCACCTTGCGATAAACATCTGGCCAGAGTAATGTCTCTGTTATCTGCTTATTGGCTCGGCTCATAAAGCCAGTCATTTTATTAAGGATAGCCACAGATTCTAGCAGTATATCGCCCTGCAGATATCGCTTAATTAATGGAGGATGCTCGCCATTTACAGAAGTAAGTAAATCATCGAGCGATCCGTCGAGGTTATTTATATCGTTTTTAAAGTTATATGAGAGACTCTCGTGAATCTTCTTATAGTGGGCATAGTTTCGGTCTCCTTCGCCATTGACCATCTCTCCTACCCATGATACTTCGTTGATAAAATTAGCCACGTAAAAACTAACCAGTTCCTGTTGATTGCTCATCTTCTTTCCAACTTTAGCAAAGAAATACTTATCTCTGCGTTTAAAGAAAGACTGTGGGCTGGCACTGGTTTTAAAATTATACTTTACAGCATCGTATGAATCAGTCTCGAAATGTAGCTTCAGAGACTGGTACAAACGGTATGAGTCAAAAGGGTCAACACTCATACTGGTAAACTATTTCCCTTAGGAATTAAGTTAAGGTTCATCGCTTCTGCTTCTAGCTTTGCCTGTAACGAGGCAGAGAGCAATCGCTTTGTAGTAGAAGGATCTATATTATTCTTCTCACATATATGGATAATAGAATCCATAACAGAGGAGTTTGTTCTCTTGAGGTATTTCTCAACTGCAGTAGAAAACCTTTTTTGGGTTAAGATTGAATCGATTAAATCTTCTGTCATCATTTTGCTTCTCTATAAAATAAGTGGTCATCAATTTGCATGACGTATTCAAAGGAATCTGCCCAGTAAGGTTCTACAGTTTTAGCATGATAATATGTAGAGCCATAGGATAAATCATACTCGTCCAGATACATCCTCTTAGCAGCGTTTACTACTTTCTTGATATGATTATAAGCATCTTCTTCTCTGGGTCTATCGCTCAAACCATCGCAATACCAAGAGAACTGGCATTTGTTACGAATAATTTGTCCAAGGGAGTTACGCTTCGTTTGTTGTGTAACATCGCAAACAGTGTCGGGGAATTTATCGCTTTGTATTCGATTTAACACTACATGCGTAACAGCAGTAATGCCAGCGTCCGATTGATTACGGGATTCAAAGTATGCGTTCTTCCATAGACATTCCATTTCTATAGAAGAAGCAAGCATAAGAGATAGGTACAACATTATGCGTCAACCTTGAGAAGAACGCAGTCCTTATTGATCCTTCCGTTAGGTGTTATCTCTTTAGTAGTTAAGGCAGTGAATGCCTTGTCGAATTGACGAACCGTCTTAGTAGCCATAGGAATAAACTCATCTGTCTTCCGCATCTTCTTGGCTCGAGACTTATCTTTATCCCAGCCATGGACAGTAGTACCCTTGACCTCAAACCCAGCAGTACGCTCAGAGAAGTATTCCGTGATTGTCTTATACTTTGTATTAACAACAATCAGACGACTTGCTCCAATCAGTGTAACAGGGTTTACCGAAGCGATCTTAAGATCGTTATCTTCCTTGAGGTATTGTAGACGAGACACTTGCTTATCTGCTGCCTTGGGCTTCTTAACACGAGTGGTTCGTTTTGCTTTGGTCGCTACCTTTGCTTTGGTAAGGTCAGCCAAGGCATCGTTACAGAATTTTACTCGACGATTAAGTTCTTTACGAGACAGATGATCATATGCTTCAACAGCTTGCTCACAAGACTTATCAAGAGCATCTGTATATTCTTTTAACCAAGACTCGATATAGTTACTCACGATATTAATACCACCACCCTTGATCTCATACTTCTTGATCAGAGTATAGACATCAATGTCTGTAGTGTTACCATCCATCCAAGCATCTTCGAGTGCGTCAAAGTCATTCATGATTGTATCATTTACTTTACGAGCCATCAACTGCTGTACAGTAGGTCGTGCTTTTACAACAGTCTCGTCTTTGGCTTCTTTCTTGGAGGAAAGAATCTTAAGACCCTTTTCTTTCATAGAGGCAAAGTGCCCATGGATACGATCAGCATACTCCTGCCACTTATCGCCAAACTCATAACCTTGATTGAGATAATGAGCAGTAGCACCCCAGTGACAATAGGTACTGAATTCATACTCGGGATTAGCAAGGATTGCTTGAGCATCAGCTTTATCAAACGCAGACTTTATCCAACTTTTGATTACTGATGAAGTGGCTTTACTGTCGATTTCATACTGGAAATGATGTTTAGCTTTTGCAAAGTCATTAGTCGGAACTGCAGCTAGTCCAGTTTTTACTCGACGACGAACAGCGGTTTTACGTTTAGCCATAACAAAGACCTCAAATTAAAAAAGTATTATACTACACTTAGAAACAAAAGTAAACACTTATTTTTCTTTTTCGTGTTTTACTTCTTGACATTCTTTAAATCTACGCATTGATGTTCTCACGCCATAGTCATCATCGGTATTATCAATCAATGCAGCAAGACAACAAAGCATTATGATTCTTAAAATTTTAATTAGTTTCGTCTCATTGTAGAGTAGTGTTTAGGATCGTCTCCCTTACCAACAGGGACAAGATTAGACTTATGCATAGTAGCAATACCAACAAGGTAATCGCCAGAGTATTCATTACGTTCTGGCTTTGCAGTTAGATTACTATCAGCAGGAGAATCTCCGCTAGGATAGTCTACAGTATCACGTACATAATTATTGTCTGGCACATATGCCTCGAATTTTTTACGTTTAGTTACTGTACCAAGAGAAAACTTTTTTTCATAATTACGCATTAATTTTTCTTTGCGTAACTGCTCTTGTCTTGCACGCTTTTTCCAAGCAGGTGTACTCATATTAACTCCAGTCGATACTAATACGGGTTGTACCAGTATGATCCCAATGATAGGTACAACCCATCTCTTCAATAATAGGGAGAATCTCTTTAAGGTTCTTAACACCTTTAGCATCACCAGCAAAGTTAAAGCAAGAGTCAGAGATCTCGTCAGAGGAAAATGTAGGCATAGTACCATCGCCATCCCAGTTCTCTAGCATATCGTAGTATGCTTCCTCACCCTCTTCCCAATCATCAATGTCAACAGCACAATCCTGCTCATGATTAAAAAGAACCTTGCGTAGGTCTACATCCTTATACTCTATCTCGTTACCATCCTTGTCTTCACGGATAAGATAACCATCCTTGTCATACTGAGCATCAAAGTAGTCAGGCACATCATCCCACGCACAGGTAGAACAACAGTAATGTGCCCATCCACAATACCAACCCTCTTCACGGAGTCTCTCAAACAAAAGTTCTAGCTTATTCTTCGCCACGTGAGATCCTTCCTTCGATAATTTTAAGATCACGTTTTAATCTTTCTTGCTTCTTTTTAGCAACACGCTCTTTCCATTCTTCTTGCATCACCTGCAGGTCTTTTACCAGTTCAACAAGAAGCCATCCAACAAAGGCTAATACAGCAACAGCACCAATATTTTCCATTAGTTCCACTCCTTCTCTATACCATAGGTTTGCTCATACGTCTCGCCATAAAACTTCTCAGCATAGGCAGAACTATCAGTATAAGCATTAACGTTAGAAGTATCATCAATCTTTGAATACTTCCTTTCTAAAGCAGCAGTATCATGCTCTGGTTTTTTTCTAGCAGCAGTTACTGCCTTGCGAGACTTCGCCTGTAATTTACTTTTACGCTGTACTTTTTTAACAGCTTTTGCGATTAACTTCAGACGTGCGTCTTTTTCTTTCTTGGTCATATATTTATTCCTCATTCGAATTTGGAAATAAGTGAGTGCTGAAATCTTTAAGTTTATGATACTTAGCATCAGCAGCATCAAAAATGTTATTGAAGGATACCATATCCCTGTGGTGCATCATGTCAATAATACATTGCAGATCACCAAGTTCTTTCTCGAGTTTATCATGATCATTACCAAAACGAAGAATCTTAGAGCATTCTTGAGCAACCTCAGCACACTCCTCCATTAGGATAATTAGCAGTTCTTCTTGGGCATTATTCATGACGGCATAGTCCAATCAACAGATTCAGTCAACTCATTCAATATAGAGTTAGAGTCAATCATTTCTTCTTTAGTTGCAAGAGTAGCAATCATAGACTCAAGATAACCAATATAATAATTAGAATCATCATGTTTGGCTCTACAATTACTGCGGAGTTGGGTCAAAAGATCCAACGCTTGTTCACGTACATTACTCATTAAGATACCCTCGCTTCAGCAATATTTTCGGGATGGTCAACTAGTTTTTTCCACTCAGAGAAGAATTCAGCACGAGCTTTATTTCGAGCTTTCCACTCATCAAAGCTGATAGTTTCAATACCGTTAGCACGGCACTCCCACATCTGTTCAGCATACGCTTCTCTTTCAATATCAATACTCATAGTCATCTCTCTCATCTCAATTTATACACGTATTATAGCAATTATTGTGGCAAAAGTAAACACTTTTCTTATACCGTTTTGGAATAAGCATATAATGTTTTATTATATCGCACCAGCTTGAATAGCAGACCTTGCAGCCCGAGTCAGGTTGATAACGTCTAAGTTCTCCATCATGTTACTATTAAGATATGCACTCTCGCCTTCATAACGAGCAATACTAGGACTTAATTTCACGAGGTAGTAGTCAGCATTCTTAGAGGGGTCGGCAGTAGGTTTATCGTAGTCGATTCTTTGTACAGTACCGAAAAGGGTTCCAGCAGCAGATTTCCACTGGATCGTATTAGTTTCTTCAGCGAACTTAACTTTCATAATATAGTCTCTCATCTCAATTTATACACGTATTATACCACATGTAATTATAAAAGTCAACACTTTTTTTTAATTATTTTAACTTTTTTTTATGTATAAATAGATATTGTAACATATGAATACATTAATCAATAAACTGAAATATTTTGGGATAAAGAATTATGAAACTGGGAATGACTTTGATTGCTGGAATACTAGCGATGACTTCGACACTGGCGTTAGCGGAAACTACAGAGACACAGGAAACTACTGAGAACGTTCCTATTGTAGACCCTAATAAAATCGTTACTGATTCAACAACGACAAGCACAGTAACTACCCAAGCGGATGCGACAACAACGGTAAAGTCGCCACCCCCATCTGCTATTAGTCCACAGATTAATACGTCTAACTCCGATCTATGTACGACTGGGGTTTCAGGAGCAATTCAAACCCAGATATTAGGTATATCTGCTGGTAGAACTGTTCGAGATATGAATTGTGAAAGGTTAAAACTTTCCAAGACATTATTCGATATGGGTATGAAAGTAGCAGCAGTATCTGCATTGTGTCAGGACAAAAGAGTCTTTGATGCT